GTTCAATGCTCCGGGGATCGTGGGGATTGTGGTCGAGGGCATCCCGAAACCCAAGAAGGCAAACAGGAAAACCACCTGATCAGGTGGCTTTGTGTTTGGGGGCTTTCCAGATTACTTTATCGACCTGGTCGGCCTTGACGGTTTCAAGCTGCCATCCGGGCCCGTCAAATTCAAGCTCATAGGCCAATGGCAGGCCTGGCTTGTCGAAGACCTCCAGAACCGTGCCCTCGCGGCCGTCTTTGAGCCTGACAATGTCTAGCTCTTCGACTTGTTTACTTGCTGACATAGACGCTCACCAACCTCGCCGTGCCATCCCTTTCTACCAACCACGCCGTGACTACCTTCGCCGTCTTTCCATTTGGCCCGGCCAATCGGAGAACTACTTCGTAGCTGTCACCGTATGGGGTGCTGCCCTTGAAGGTGGCCGGGTATTCTGCGAGGTGCCGCTGGATGTTCTCAATGAGGTCTTGGTAGTTGCTTACATTATACCCCAAGGCCCGGTCAAAAGCTACGGCCTTGTCCCGGCCCCGGGGATGCTCTTGAGCCAGGGCGTAGCCCAGCACCTTCGTAACAGGGATTGAACTGTTTTCTGGCGCCAACTTGCTGAGCCGTGGCCCCCCGGTTAGCTTGTCCGCGCCGGCCGACTTCTTGGCCGCCTCGATCTCCGGGTCCAGGTCCACATAGAGCCCATATGAGTGTTCGCAGTTCGGGTGAAAGAGGCCAGCATCCTTGGCTTCCTGCAGCGTCGGGTAGCCTTCCGTCGCCCCGGTGAGGCTCAGTACCTTGCCCTGCCAAGGCCGGCATTTGTCGCAGGGGTTCGCATGGGTGCTGACGATGACCAGGTCGTGACCTGTCTCCAGAATCCGGTTGGCTGTCCCGCCAAGGTGCGCTTCCATCGTGGTCGTCCTGGCCACCATGGAGGCGTAACTCTTCATGTTCCAGTCCCGGCCGGCCGCGTCCTTGAAACCGGTGACCCCCTGGTCCTCAAGGCGCCGTCGGTAGTCCCTGCCAACGCGGCGGACATCCTTGAACCCGATGATTGACGCGCGGGTGGCTTCGAGGGCCGCCCGGCGATACTGGTCCTCGACACGTCGGCCGATGGTGGCCACCGCGCTATCCAGACGCTCGAAGGTCGCGTTCGCCAGGAGCTGCACGGACTGTTGGTGAATGGCGCCGTAGCCGATGCTCGCATCGACGCCCAGCTTCTTCAGCTGGGTGTTGGCGATGCTCACGCCCTCCTGATAGAGGCGCGGGATGGCCTCCTGCGTCCACTGACGTGAGCCGGCCCGCAGGTCCTTGAGAATCGCCTGCACGTTGTTGAGCAGGCCTTTGAGATAGTCCAGCTGGTTGCCGCGCTCGATGGCCCGTGACAGTTCCCGGAGGATCTCCGTCTCCGCCTGCTCATAGAGGATTTCAAGCCGAATGGCTTCCTCCTGCGACAGGCGCGTCAGTCGCTCGCCGGCCACCGGTTACGCTCCCGGGACGGGCTCCGGCTGCTGCCCCGCCCCGCCGCCGGCCGGCGGCAGCGTGACACGCGGGGCCGCCGGCGCCGGGCCCTCCTCCGCCTTGATCTGCTCCATCTCCCGCTTGACGGCGTCTGCCGTCCCGCCGTCCAGGCGCCGGATCGCGGTCTCCTGGCTGATGGTCGGCTTGCCACCAGTCCGGATGTTCATGATGTCGGCCTGCTCCCGGTCGTCGACGGGCAGCCCATCCTGCCACTCGATGCTGATGTCCACGGCGTCCGGGTCGACCTTCCCCCGCCCCTGGGCCCGATCGAGAGCCAGGGCAAGCTTGAGGATCTGCTTGAGGGCGGGGTCGAAGTAGAGGCGCTTGCGGTTGACCTTCGCCAGCGGCCTCATCAGGAGCCGCTTCAGGGCGCTGCCGGACTCGGCCATGCCCTGCTTCATCTGCCCGAATGCCGCAGGGGAAGTATCGGTTACCAGGTAGAGCATGTCGATGATGCGCTCGATCTGGGTGAACGCAGCGGTCAGCTGGGCATCCCAGATCACATACCCGGGTGTCTGCCCGCCGGGCTCGACGGGGAAGAACTTGCCGCCGCCCTTGAACACCCATTCGCCGGTATTCGGGTCGCGCTCCAGGGCGCTGGCGTCGCCGTACATGTTGGGGTCGGTATGCTTGTCCAGTACCCGGCTGATCTGCGCCAACCGGACGTTCAGCTCCTGGAACAGCGTATCGGCCTCGCTGTAGTCGTCGACCCCGAAGATGTCGTCATCTAGCTCCAGGTTCGGGATATGAACGACGAGGGGATCATCCACACCGGTCTCCTGTATGTCGGGCAGGTCCGGGTAGAAGGTGGCCAGCGGCACCGGCGCCGTAATCTTGCCGTCTTTGAGAAGCCACAACCGATGCTCGATCCGCCCGGGGAAGTGGATCTCCGCCCGAAGGTACTGAGTCTCCGTGCCTTTACTGAAAAGCCCGCCACCGGGCCGCTTGACGGTCTTTACCCAGGCAAGAACATGGGCGTCTACCTGTTTCACATTGTCCGGGTCGGTCACGGGGAACCAGAGGCCTGCCGGCACGGTCTCGATGACCGTCCGGTCGGTAAACCGGACCTTATAGACGGCGTCCCCGCGGTATGAGGCGGCCAGGCCCGCGGCGTAGTTCGCTTGGTGAAGGCTATTGGCCATGATCAAGTCATCCAGGGCCTGCTGTTCGTCGCTGCCCTCGTCGCCGGCGCGAAACTTCGGCTGTTCACCGAAGAGCAGGTCGGCAAAGAGCCGGGAAATCAGGCCAGGGAAGTTGACGGCGATTTCGAGGGTGGCTCGCTTGTCGTCCCGGAGGAGCCGAATCCAGTCCTTGAAGACCTTCGCGTGCTCGCCACGGAAGAGCCAATGGTTGTCTGAGTACCTCTTCAGCCTGTCAACCTGGTCCGCGGGCGGCCAAGGCTGGCCGAGCTGCAAGAACTGGATGCCCTCTACAGTCGTGACAGACACCTTACCACCCCCTCGGCTTGGGCGCCGCGGGCAGGCCGCGCTTGAGCATCAGCTCCGTGATGGCCCACACCAAGGCATCAACCCGGTCTGGTGATACATCGCTGCCCTCCGGAAGGAAGGCGCACATCTGGTCCTCAAGGAGCGGCAAGCCGCCAACGTGATGAACCCTACCCTGCTCGTATAGCGCGGCGACCGGCTCCGCCCGGACCCTCTTGCCCCGGCTGGCGCGAACCGCCCTGTAAGGCACGGTCGGGTCAACCGTCCGAATGACCTTCTCGACCAGGTCGCCGCCGTTGTTTACCTCGGCGACTACCCGGTCGGCTCGGAACTCGTGATAGGCATTCACCGCCCGCCGGGCCCACCCGTCCGGGCTCATCCGGCAGCTCAAATCCTTTAGGACGTATCCCTGGCCATCGAGGCCCCGGCCGACCACGATGATGCCTGTCTCGTCGGAGTCCTCTCCGCTGGTTACCGCTGGATCAATGGCGACCACCACCCGGGCCAACTCAGGCGGCTCGTTGACCCGGAGGTCCTCAATGACCTTCCTGGTCCAAAGCGCGCCCGGGACGTCGTCCAGGATCTCCGCGTATAGCTCCTGTCGGCCGAGGCGCGTTCCCTCATAGCGGGTGATGATCTGCTCCAGGAATGCCGGCGCCAAGTTGTCGACGTTCTCAAAGGTGCTGCCGCGAGTCACCACCGTTGTCTGGGCCCCGACCAGCTCCCGGATCACCTTGACCGGCTTCGGCGTCGTGGTCACAACCACCCGGGGGGACCGGCCCAGTCGCAGGCCGAACATGAGCATGTCCCAGGCCTCGGGGTACTTCCAGGAAGCTACTTCGTCTGCCCATGCCCCGTCATGCTGAGGGCCCCGCAACCGGTCGGGCTCGTCAGCCGAGTAGACCGTCGCCAGGGCCCCGTTAGGCCACGTCAATCTTCTCTTAGACGGCTCATAGAGAGGCCGGAACCACTTCGGAGAGATGGCCAGGATGCCCGATTCGCCCTCGACCATAACGTCGCGGGCATCCGCGGCCGTTGGGGCGACCAATGCAAGCCGCCGGCGCCGGCCAGATTCGACTTCGGCCCGAACCCACTCAGCCCCCGTGCGTGTCTTGCCGAAGCCGCGGCCAGCCAGGAGGAGCCAACAGATCCAGTCGCCCGGGGGCGGCAGCTGGTTGGCGCGTGCCCAGAAGGGCCAATCGTAGAGAAGGGCCTCTACTTCCTCATCCGTGAGCTCGGCCAGCAGCTTCTCGCGCTCGTCGCCGGGCAGCGAGCTCATCGAGCCGGCCAGCGAGTCGAGCCCTGGCATCTTCGACGTTCACCTCGTGGCGCTCCGTGGGCTTGCCGGCGAGAAGCTGGCCATCCTGGAGGCCATAATGCATGGCCCCGACGACTGACCGAAGCCACGCCGCGGAATCGCGGTCCTTGACCCCCGGAGCCTTGATCGTCGACTCGACCTCTGCAAGGGCTTGCTCGGCCATGGCGTAGAGCCTGTCGGCGATGCTCTTCAGCCGGTCCGCGATGTACTCCCCCGCCTCGGCGAGAGCCTTCCGGGTGATCTGCTCCTGCGCGGCCCTGAGCTTTTCCGTACGGCGTTGCGTTTCAGCGTTGCGTTGCGTCGGTCCGTTGCGTTGGGACCGATGCAACCAACACCGGATCGTCCCGGCCGGGATCCCAGTCGCCCGTGCGGCCTCCGCCGGCCCGAGGTTTAGGGCGATGGTCAGGGCCTTGGTTTTGGTCGCCTCATCGTGAGCCACGGGGATCACCTCCTCAAGGCCCCGGTTCGCTCTCTGCGGTCAGCGATGTCGGCCAGCCGGCGGGCGAGTTTGGCCCTCGCGCTCTCGACCTTCACCTCTGCGGGCCCTGACGTGATAACGTTGACCTTCGTTCCGGTCTCGCGTGGGCGCCGCCCCCACTTGTCGGGGAACGACCGTTCCAGCCACCAGGCGGCCGCCTGCCAGTTGTCGGGCATGGCCTTGGCGACGATGGCGACGGTCCTAGCCTCGGCCTCGGACCTGGCCTTTTCAACCGCCTTGCGGAACTCGCTGTATGTCCCACGATCAACGTTGGCTCCGCGCTTCATCCACCTGTGGAAGGTGGCCTGGTCGATCCCGGCGTACCCGGCGGCCGTTTCAAGGTAGTTCCCTGCCCGGATCGCTTGAACGATGCGTTCCTGAAGTTCAGGGGTGAGTTTCGAACGGCGTCCCGTCCTCTCTCACCGCCTTGAGGCCGGTTAGGTTCTCCCAGCGTCTGATGATCACGTCGCAGAACGTGGGCTCGATCTCCATGGCGTAGCAGGCTCTTCCCAACTGCTCGGCCGCAATGATCTGCGTTCCGGATCCACAAAAGGGTTCGAAGACGATGTCTCCCGGAACGGTGTGCTTCTGAATCGGGATCGCGAAGACCGCCACCGGCTTCTGGGTAGGGTGTTCGTTGCCAACGAGCCTTGCCTTACCCTCCCAGTCGACCTGCCAGACCGAGGTCACGGAATGGGAGTTGTCACCGTCGTGCCGGGGCTTGTGTCCTTGGCGCCAGCCCATGAGACAGGGCTCATGCTGCCAGGGATAGAAGGAGAAAGTCTGCGAAGCGGCCGGCTTCACCCAGATGATTTGCTCATGGTTCAGGACCCCGAGCTCAGCCCAGATCCGTTCAATGAGAGACGCCCGGCGGTGAGCATGCCAGCAGTACCAAGCGGAATCCGGCTCGAGAACCTCGAGGGCATTTGTGAAGACGGAGCGGAAGAAGCCTTCGCCATCCTTGATGTTGACCTCGTGGTAGACGTCCGACCAGTCCTTGCTGGCTGCAGGCCGGTGCCCGCCAGTGTAGTCCACCAGGTAAGGGGGATCGGTCGCGAAGAGCCGGGCCTTCCTCCCGTCCATTAGTCGCAGGACGTCGTTCCTGTTGGTGCTGTCCCCACAAAGAAGCCGGTGATCCCCGAGGATCCAGAGCTCGCCCCTCTTGGTCGTGGCCACTTCTGGCAGCTCCGGGACGTCGTCCTCCTCGACCTCTGGGGCAGGCGTCGCCCCAGCGATCAGGTCATCAATCGCATCGGTGGTGTACCCGGTGAGCTCCGGGTCGAGGTTAGTGCCGGCGACCTCGGTCAAAAGGTCCTTCAGAAGTGACTCGTCGGTCTCCGCCAGTTCGGCCAGGCGGTTGTCGGCGATGAGGTCGGCCCATTCCTCCGCCTCGTTCGCGTAGTCCTGGCGATCGACTGGAACGACGTCAACTCCAAGGCGCTTGGCGGCCTCGAGGCGGCCGTGCCCGCGAACGACGAAACCGCTTCTGTTCGAGACCGTGATCGGAGCCCGCCATCCCTGGGCCTTGATGATCCTGGCGAGAAGGCTGATCTGCTCGTCAGGGTGTTTGTTGGGGTTTCGGGGATTGGGGACAAGGGCTACAACGTCGGCCAGCTCATCGAAGGCGCAGAAGACCGGGATTCCCGCCGCCGTGGCCCTTGGGGTTACTCCTTTCGCTGTTGCTGCCGTCGCTACCACCTCACTGGCTGCGTCTTAGGCGATCATTGAGGTGAATCAAATGGGGCTCCCCCACCGGGAAGCCCCTTCACGGTACAAGCATAACACGGTTGACCCCCTCAAAACTCTCATTTTTTTCTCACGCTCTCACCCCACTTTGTCGTCCACCGCGTCCATCAGTCCCAGCTCGATGGCGACGGCAGTGATGATCTCCTGCCGCCAGCGGTAGAACGTGGCGTCAGACACGTGCAGGGCCTCCGCCACCCGTCGATTGCTCAGCGTCCCGTCCCAGTACTTGAGTTCGATCAGACGGCGCTTCTCGGGTGGTAGAAGTCGGTTCACCTTCTCGATGGCTGCGATGGTTTCCGCCATCTTGGTCAGCCGCCGGTTGGTGACGAGACGGGCCGCCCGGGAAGCGGTGGGGTCGCCGCGGTAAGACTGGCCTCTGGTCCGGACCTTGTCGTCCCGCCGCGGGGCCGCCTCGATGATCTCCGCCCGCAGGGCCATGAGGTCAGCCTTGGTCTTGTGGTAGTCATACAGCTCCGCCTCAATGTACCTGAACGTCGCCCGCTTCAGGGCCGTCACCTCCGCCGTCAACTGGCCTCTTGCTCTCGAAAGACCGTCAATACGACCCAACCGCCCGTGACTTCCGGGACACAGACCGCCCGGAAGCCGTCACCGATTGGAATGACGGCGTCCAGGTCCGGCCCGGGGACGACGCCGTCCCGCAGTTGCGCCTGGAGGTGCCGGCGTACCCGGCCGGCGGTGAGTTGGCCTTCACCGCCGCGCTCACGGTATCGTTGGCGG